ATTAACTTTAGTACTGGCCCTAGCTTTGCTCAGGCTATGATTCTTGATAGCGGTATATTGGGTACTAATATCCTTGCAGACAGCGCCTCTATAATTGTGGACGTATCTGACGTTGTAGATAATATCCAAACTATTAGAGGGCGTAACGCCCAGGCTGACCAATTCCAAACTGGCACTTTATCTATGCGTATCGTTGACCAAAACGGTGATTTTAACCCACAAAACCCAGCCAGCCCGTATTACAACTTATTAACGCCTATGCGTAAAGTGCAGATTACAGCTACATACGGGGCAACTACTTACCCTATTTTTGCTGGCTTTATTACTAGCTATACAACTACTATACCTAAAAATGCTAACGATGTGGTTTATACCACTATCACAGCTGTAGATGCTTTTAGACTCGCACAAAATGCTCAGATCAGTACCGTAGCAGGCACCTCAGCGGGTCAGCTCAGCGGTGCAAGAATTAACGCTTTGTTAGATGCTATTAGCTGGCCAGCTACTATGCGTGACGTGGATACGGGCCTTACCACAATGCAGGCAGACCCAGGCACAGCCCGCACAAGCCTTGCAGCTATGCAGACCGTAGAGACTAGCGAGTATGGGGCTTTGTATGTAGATGCCGCTGGCTCTTTTGTCTTTCAAGATCGTGCAGTTACCGCTGGCAGTAGTGGCCTTGCACCCGTAGTTTTTAACGATAATGGCTCAGCTATTGGCTATTTTAATGCGGTGTGGCGCCTTGACGATACGCTAGTTTACAACTCAGCCAGTATCACCCGCACAGGCGGCACGGCTCAAACGGCCATAAACCAAGCTAGCATAGATAAGTATTTTGCTCATAGTTACAACCAACAAAACCTACTAATGCAAACCGATGCCGTAGCCCTAGACTATGCACGGGCATACGTTGCATCTAGGGCTGAGACTAGTATCCGATGCGATGCTATTCAGCTAGACCTTTATACAGATAATTACACAGCTGGCACCGTTGCAGCCTTGGGCCTTGATTACTTTGACCCTGTAACTATTACAACTAACCAGCCTGGCGGATCAACGCTCACTAAAACTTTGCAGGTGTTTGGCGTAGCTCAAAGCATTACGCCTAACAGTTGGAAAACAACACTTACCACTTTAGAGCCGATTATTGACGGCTTTATACTAAACTCATCCCTATACGGTTTGCTTGACAGCGGCGTATTAAGTTACTAAGGAGCAATAAAATGGCAGCTGGATTAGGTTTTAAGACCTTTACTACTGGCGAGGTGCTAACGGCAGCTGACACTAACGGCTATCTAATGCAAGGTATTTTAGTTTTTGCATCATCTGCAGCTAGAGCTAGTGCCGTTACCTCACCGCAAGAGGGGCAATACTCATACTTAAAAGACACTAATGCCCTGGAGTACTATGACGGTGCAGCCTGGGTAGGTGCGCCTGTTGGTGACATTACAGCCGTAACAGCTGGCAAAGGTTTAACAGGTGGTGGTAGCTCAGGCGATGTAACGGTATCGCTAGGTACAACGGCTAAAGGTGATTTAGTAGCTGGTACAGGTACAACTACAGCGGGGGTTTTATCCGTAGGCACAAACGGCCAAACACTTGTGGCGGATAGTACCGCTTCAACAGGTTTGAAATGGGCTACACCAGCAACATCAGCAAGCGGATTGACTTTTATTACTGGCACAACATTTTCAGCCGTTGCAAGTTTTAGCCTGCCTAATAATACTTTTACTGCAACTTATGACAACTATTTAGTGCGCTTTCAATTAACTGATGCAAGTGCCGCAAGTGCAGTTACGCTTAAATTACGAGCAGGTGGCACAGATACATCAACGGGATATTATTCTGCTCAGTATCGCGTAGATTATTTATTAACAGTTACAAGTCTTGGAGAAAATGCAACAACTTCGTGGGGCTTAGGTTCAATTAACACAGGCGGAACTAATCAGCAGATATTTCAATACGACTTAAACATCAAGCAACCGTTTAACACAAAGCACACAATGGTTAATTCTGCTGGCAGTCTTGGCAATATCGTATCCAGCGTTGGTTTATTGGCAAAGGTTGATTTGACAAGTTATGACGCGCTGACTTTCGCGTGTTCTAGCGGCACAATTACAGGCAATTACCGCGTCTATGGTTATCAGAATAGTTAAGGAAAACAAATGACAACAGAAAAGAAGTTTCATCAAGAAGGCGATTTAGTTCGTGAATACACTGCGGCTGAATATGCACAATTTGAGTTGGACAAAATTGAATCGCAAAAATTGGCTGATGAGGTAGCAACTAAAGCAAACGAAAAAGCCTCAATTCTTGCCAAACTAGGCATAACTGCCGATGAAGCAAAGTTACTGCTTTCATAGTGGAACACTTGACTAAGAAAGTAACTAAGGATGCAAACTAGCTACAACGGGTGGCCAGCATCTAAGGAGCAGGCCGAAATAGGCGTTAAGCCTTTTAAGGTTGAGGGTACAAGCCTTAAGCTGCGTTGCGCTGAAAAGGTAGCGCCGTTGCTTATTAACTTTGCTAAAGAGTTTAACGAGCTTATAGAGCCAATAGAGGGCGGTGCGCTAGATGACTGGGGGTACTGTTACAGAGATGTAAGAAATGTGCCAGGCAAACTAAGCAACCACGCCAGCGGCACAGCTATAGACCTTAACGCTACAAAACATCCTTTAGGCAAAGTAGGCACGTTCGATGCAGCTAAGGTACCGATGATCCGTGCCCTGGCTAAAAAGTACGGGCTAACCTGGGGCGGGGATTGGACTAGAAAAGATGAAATGCACTTTGAGATAGCACTAAGCTCTGAAAAGGTCACGGCTTTAATTACTAAGTTAGGATTACAAAATGCCAACTAGCGCACAGGTAAGCGTAGGCACTACAGCTACAGTATTGGTAGCTGCAACAGGCTTTGACCAAACCGTATGGCTGCATAACTCAGGCGGTACCCTGTATATAGGTGCTAGCAACGTAACCACAGCTAACGGCTTTAAGTTAGATACTGGCGATAAAATGGAGTTACCCGTAGGAGATAATGAAGGCCTTTATGGAATTGTGGCCTCAGGTACTAATACGGTGTACGTACTCAGACAAATAAACTAAGGGCAGAAAAGAGCTAATCAATGAACAAGAAAACAATTACGGCTGCCCTGTACTCCTATGGACGTGCCGCACTAGCTAGCGTAGCCGCGCTGTATATGTCAGGTATTACTGACCCTAAAGTATTGGCTAACGCCCTTGTAGCAAGCCTTATAGCCCCTATTCTTAAAGGCATTGACCCTAAAGAGAAGCAGTTTGGCTTAGGCGCCAAGTAATGAGTCAGGCCCAGTCATTTATAGCGTTAGCGTTGGGGATCGCTGCGCTAGGTGGCACTATGGCTGGGCTTGTTAGGCACCTTGTTAAGTATTACCTGGCTGAGTTAAAGCCTGACGGTAACGGGGGCCATAATCTCAGGGGCCGCGTAGATCGTATAGAGCAGCGCGTGGACAAGATTTACGAGATGCTTTTAGAGGACAGGCTAGCTAAGTAGGGCGTGTCGCGTTGCCTTTTGTCGGTGCGTAGGTTCATACTTTAACTACACGCTGAGAGGGCTACTCAGGCAGTAGCTTTATCGGCCTTAACAAAGGGCGAAAGATGAACAGTTTAGATTTAATGGTAGTAGGTATGGTTTGCCTATTTATGGGCTTATTTATATGGGCGGCTTATGAAATGGGCTACAAGGTAGGCCTGGGTGAAGGTTATCTACGTGGCCGTAATATCGCAAAGGCGTTAAAAGAAGCTGAGGCCAAGCGATGAGTAATTTTTTAGAAGGATACGAGGATGTCAACGCCAGGATTATCAGGGCGCGTGCAGAATATCCAACCCTACGCCTTGTTGCTTATATCGAGGATATAGACATAACAAAAGGTTATATTTTGGTTAAAGCCGAGGCCTACAAAGAGTACGAAGATTACCTACCAAGCGCCGTAGATTATGCCTTTGAGATGCGTAGCGATAGAGGCGTGAATCTGCACTTTTGGGTAGAAAACGCAGTAACAAGCGCTTACGGGCGTGTTATTGGTTTGCTGACTCCTGGGGGCATTGCGAGAAGTACTAAACAGGATATGGAAAAGGTAGAGGCGTTAAGCGCTAAAGATGTGGCACCTGTTAGCGATGATCTATGGGCTACTACACCTGTAGCACAGACCATAGAGGCAGTTAAAAATGAGCTAGGCGGCATCTACCTACAGGGCAAACCTGAGTGTAAGCACGGTGCCCGCGTTTGGCGTACAGGCACTAGCGCCAAGACAGGCAAAGAGTGGGGCAATTACAGCTGCATAGAAAAGAGCAAAGCTAACCAATGTGATCCCGTTTGGTATATGCAGACATCTACAGGTTGGGCGCCCCAGGTATGAGCGACAGCTACGAGTTAATCAACCTGCAGGAGATGACAGGCAAGCTCTTTGTTAACGGTGAGTTAGCAGCTGAGTACAAGGTAGAGCAATGCGATAAGTGCGCCCTAGTAGCACAGCTAGATAAGTTTGGCTATCAAAAAAACAGCTTTGAAAACATCATATGGTTTTGTAAAGGCTGCCGATGATAAAAGTAGTCTTAGACGAATATCAAAAGCTCATAGCTGAGCAATACGGCATAGCAAGGGCTAAGAGTTTTGTAGCTCATTTTAATGGCAAAACCAACACTAATTATGAGCAACAAAAACACGGTGGAGACTTTGACCAGTTCATAAATCGCCAAGTAGCAGCTGTTGCAGCTGAGTTAGCTGTGGCTGAGTATCTTGGCTTTACCGATTTTGTGCCTAAAAATGACGTGTACAAAGATGAGGCCGATGTAGGCAGCAATATAGAGGTCAAGTACACGCACCTAATGACAGGTAATCTACTTATACGCAAACGTGACAGAAACACCGACTATGGCGTATTGGTTATTGGTGATATGAACGCCTTTTACATAGTTGGCTTTATCAGCGTAAAAGAGGCTAAAACAGAGACATATGGCAAGCATCATTTACCTGGTTGTTTTCTTGTGCCAAAACAAGACTTAAAACCTATTGAAGATTTATTCACGATAGGAGACACGGCTTATGAACGAGTCCATACGCTTTGAGTGTCGCAGTTGTAAGAAAATAACAGAGCAGATAGAGCGCATAGTGACAGATAACCTGCCTGCTAACGTAAAGGTCTTACAATGCAAGGTATGTAGCAAAATGAGCGTTTGCCTATTGGTTACTTATGCCGATGTATGAGTATGAGTGTATTAGCTGCTCAATACGCTATGAGGTGCAGCGATCTATACACGATGTCAACATCCCTAAGTGCTGTGGCTTTGATATGCGCCGTATTTATGACCCAGTAGGTGCCATATTTAGGGGCACAGGTTGGGGCAAGGATGCAAAATAGCCTGTTTAACGTAGTTAGTGAAGCTACAACCACCAATGACTATTACACGCCTAAATGGCTGTTTGATGCCTTAGGTTTAGAGTTTGATATAGACGTGGCTGCACCGTTACAAGGCATCCCGTGGTTACCTGCTAAACGTTGGTTTAGCCAGGCAGATGACGGCCTTGCACAAGAGTGGGGGGGGGGATTGGTTTGGATGAATCCACCTTTTAGCAACGCAACACCCTGGGTAAATAAATTTATGGATAATGGCAACGGTATAGCTTTAATACCCGTATCACGATCTAAATGGTTCAATAAAATATGGGATATAGCTGACGGGATTTTAGCTACACCACCCGATTTTAAGTTTGAACGGCCTGACGGTAAATCGCAAACGATTAGCTTTCAAACCTTTTTGTTTGCTTTAGGTGAACCTTCAACAGATGCATTACACCGTACAAAGTTAGCGAGGGTAAGGTGAATAGTTATCCACAGGAGTTATCCACAGGCAAGCAAAACCTGTGTACGACACGCCAAACCCGCGTAAGTTATCCACAACTGGCCAGTAACTTGACACCTACGCTACGCTCAAACTGCTTGAAGCAAGCCGCTGAGGCGGGTAGCTTGCTAAAGCGTGTAGAGCTACTTGGTAAGAGTATTGCCTTAACGGCGTTGCTTTCAATAACAAGCATTACGATAGCAAGTGCATACAATCCAAACGTAGAAGCATATAAAGTTTATTCTCATATGAAGCTATTAGATGATAAGCAATATAGATGTTTAGTCATATTGTGGCGTAATGAAAGCCAATGGAATCCTAAAGCTAAGAATCCTAAGAGCAGCGCATACGGCATACCACAGTTGCTCAAGATGACAGAGCGCAACCCATATAAGCAGATAGACTTAGGCTTAAAGTATATTGCTTATCGTTATGGCAATCCTTGTAAGGCTTTAGATCATCATAAGAAAGTAGGGCATTACTAAGTGAAGGCTAAAGACCCTAGAGATAATAGGCGCTATAAGGCTAGGCGCTTACAGGTGTTGAACGCTGGGGGCTGGGTGTGTTACTACTGTGGCCAAGAGGCTAGCCAGGTTGACCACGTGATACCCATAGCTAGCGGTGGTGACCCAATGAGTCTTGATAACTTAGTGCCTGCCTGTAAGCGATGCAATCTTAGTAAGGGTAAGAAGTCACAGGGCGTTTTTTTAGCCACAACGGACAC